AAATGAGATTATCGCCTCATTCTGAGGAAGCGCGTCAATTCTGACGAAACAAGAACTAACAGCTTCCGCGGTCACCGTACCGCACTCAGGGTCCAGAAACTTTTTAGATCTCTGGTCTTTAGCCGTCGCGCGACCCTTTGCAGTGACTCTCCAGTCACTCTTGGGAGATTTACTCAAAACCTCGCAAGCGCCGTGTATGTCCGACAACAAAGGTTTCCAACCGTACTGTAACTCCAACCATTTTTGTGGAGCAGAGTTACCACGAGGCTCTCGCCTCTTAGAACTAATGCCGAGGTATCTCATAGCGTTGCGAACTTCGCCACGCCTTAGAGACCTGTAGGCTCTAGCTAGTCCGATTGCAGTATCGCCTACCAGTCGAGCGGTTGCGGATCTCTCCGCAAACGCCACGCCGAGATTGATGTCCGTACCCTTCAAAGCGTTGCGAGCTTTCACAAGCGCGCGGTTACGCAGAGTAGGGCCTTCGACATCTGACTCGTCGCGAACCTCGTCAAAATGAGACGGCGTGCTAAACCGTCCACCATGAGAGAGGTCACCAACAACTCCAACAAACGACTGTCCGAACCCAGGAGGGCGCAGAAAATTGCTGCAAGAGCCATTAGCATAGGCGATCGTCCTGTGGAAGTAGGAGTAGGCCGTCGGGGGTATGAACCCCTGGGGCTTATGCCTGGAAACACCTGATGTTGTTTCAGTGTGGGATGTAGCGTTCGCCACGAGGACGACTGGGTCTCCCCAATCGTTTACCTTGCGGGTACAAGCACCGGCTGTCACAAAATTAATGTTAGGCCTGGTCATCGCACTCTTCCTGGAAAGCAGGAACGCGAGACTTTTCGACCGTTTGACCGGTCACCGGAAACAGAGTTTCACCCACCATATCATTAAACAGCTTCTGGAAATCATACGGGACCAACTCCCAGTCGGTGTAAAAACCTTCTTTGAGGAGAATCTCGAACAACTCCAGCTGCTGCATGATAGGGTACTCCAATGTTGCCGTAGGTTCTTTTAGGAACCCAAGGATAGAGGCTCAAAGCGAGCCGTAGCGATGACGATCGCTACTGAAAGATTCCCCAACCGCGATAGCGGACTGAGGGGGACAGTCGACGGACTGTCCC